CACCCTTAAAAAAGAAACCGCGCGGGACCGGGCCGATCCCGCGCGTCTGTGGCTTTGAAGGCCCATCGCTGTCAACGAGAGGAGACCCTCATATGTTGGAATATTCTACAACCCCCCGTTTTTCAAGCACCTCACCGCGGCCCGCCGACGCGCCTAATCGCTCGGCCCGCCGCGTCATGACCGGTCGTCAGCTTAGCGAACTTATCAAGAAGGCCTCGGCCAAAGATCGCGCTTTGATCGCAAGCGATCTCGCGCGGGGCGTGGTGCAGGTCCTCCAGCCCACCTACGCGCAGGCTGCCGCGTTGACCCACGTTTCAGCGTCATACGTTGCGACGGTCGGCAGGCTTGCGCCGGAGGAGCGCGTCCAACTTGCGCGCGGCCTTCTCTCGCTACCCCGTCTGCACAACCGCCGGCGCTCCGACGCCGAGCTCGATCGCCTCGTCAAGCGCTACGGTGCCGAAGCCCTCTGGCGCGCGCTCGATCGCGCGACGGCGCCAAGCAGCGACAACGTCGCGACCAACGGAATGGCCGCGGAGTAGTCACCGTCAAGGCGCCGCTCGACGACGGGCGGCGTCTCTTTGTTTCGGGAGGTGCGAAATGGCCGAACACGAGCCATGCATCGGCAAGTCGTCAGACTGGTTCACGCCGAAGCCCGTCTTCGATGCGCTCGCCCGCGAGTTTGACTTGGACCCGGCACATCCGGGCCGAGACAATCCGCACTGTGTCGTCCCCACGCGAAAGATCTTCACCAAGGCGGACGACGGCCTACAGCAGCCGTGGCACGGACTGGTTTGGCTCAATCCCCCGTTCGGAGGCCGCCGTGGTCAGGTCCCCTGGCTGCACAAGTTCTTCGCCCACAACAACAGGATTGCGCTGGTCGCAGCGCGGACTTCGGCCGACTGGTTCCACGAGGTCGTGGTGCCTAATGCCGAACTGCTCTGCTTCCCCAACGGCAAGACGAAATTCGTCAAACCGAATGGCGAGATCGGGAAAGAGCCAGGCACTGGCGTCGTGCTGATTGCTGCAGGTCGCATCGCTTGCAAGGCACTACTGCGAAGCGGGCTTGGTGCCTGCATGACCATCGTCGCGCCCTACGACGCGGCCGCCGACTTCGATGCATCAATCCGCTTGCCACGCTTAGCCTCATGAGCGGCCCCATGAGCACGAAGACCCTTAAGATCATCAGCGCGGACGACCGCCTCGCCGAAAAGGGCGGTCCCAAGCTGCTGCTCATCGGCCCCTCCGGTGTCGGCAAAACCTCAACGTTGCACACCTTGTCTGCGAAGCTGCTGGCATCGACCTTGGCCTTCGATATCGAGGCCGGTCTCATTGCCGTGAGTGATTTGCAGTTTGCGAGCGTGCGGCCGCGAACATGGGACGACTGCCGAAATTTAGCTTGCGTACTGGGTGGCCCCAATCCGGCGCTACCGGCAACCGCTACCTATTCCGAGGCCCACTTCAATGAGCTTATGAAAGATGACGAGCTCGCCAGGCTCACATCCTACACCACCCTGTTCATCGACAGCCTCACCGGTGCCGGGCGGCTTTGCTTTACCTGGGCGGAGCAGCAACCGGAGGCGTTCACCGATCGCGGGCGCAAGGATCTACGCGCGGTCTATGGGCTCCACGCCCGTAGCATGACCGGGTGGCTCAACCAACTTCAGCACGCGCGCGAGCGCACTGTCATTTTCACGGCGGTGCTCGAGAAGAACACCGACGAGCTGAATATTTCGACCTGGCAGCCGCAGATCGAGGGCGCGAAAACTGGACGCGAGTTGCCGGCAATTATCGACGAAATCGTCACGATGACCTGGATCAACTTCGGTGACGGCAAGCCGCCGGCTCGTGCGTTCGTCTGCACCAACCCGAATCAATGGGGCTACCCGGCAAAGGATAGATCGGGTCGGCTCGAGCAGATCGAACCGCCGAACCTTGGCGCGTTGATCGAGAAACTGACCGGCCCTGGTCAGCGCAAGCCGTTCACTGTCGTTTCACCCGAGCAGCATGCTCAAAACTAGAGGAGGCATCACGATGCGCTACGACTACACAGATGCACCGCCGCCGCAGTTTGAATTGATCCCGCAAGGGACGATCGCCACCGTCGCTCTCCATATTCGCCCTGGCAACGCCGGCGAGGGGGGCCTGCTCAAGCGTAGTAGAGACGGCGGTTGCGAGATGCTCGATATCGAGTTCACTGTCACGGATGGGCCGTTCAAGGGTCGCAAGTTCTGGCAAAACATGGTGCTCGCAGGCACCACGGATGGACACGCAAAGGCCGTCGACATCATCCGTGGCACGCTCAAGGCGATCTTAGACAGTGCGCTTGGTTTGCAGCCGAACGACATTAGCCCGCAGGCGCGCGCCGCTCGCACGGTCGAGCTCAAGCAATTCGAGGGAATGACCTTCGTTGCCAAGATCGGCCAGGAGAAGGGCGGTCCTAGGAATGATGGCGGTGGCGGAAACTACGATGACAAGAACATCCTCGCCGGCGTGATCACGCCTGACCGCAAGGAGTGGCATCCGGTTGAGCAACCGCCCCCGTTCAATGGCGGAAGCGGAGTCACGAGTTCTTCCACGCCTCCTCCGTCCGCGCCTCCCGTCCAGCGGCCAGGGTGGGCGTCGTGAAGAAGATGCGCAGCGTCGCAGAAGTCTCGCTCTCCGCGATTGAAGATCAATGGCAACGCGACGCCACTGCTGCTGCCATTGCGGGTGCGCGCGGGGTCGTCCAGATGGGCGGCCCCATCCCACCGGGCGCACCGGTCGGACGGTTGAGTGATGTTGAGTGGGGGTGGATCGTCGCTGCGGTGTTGTTCGGCTGGATCGGTAAACGCGCCGAACAGGCAGCTGCAGAACGGCTTGACACGGAACAACTCATCCGCCTGACCGCGCTCGACCCCGAACCGTGGGACGCCGGCGCAGTGATAGCGATCCTGCCGGAGCTCGCTGATGCCTGTTCCGACTTAGATTGGTCGAAACCGCTGACCGCATGGTCGCGTGAGGACATCACCAAGTTCCTGCTCAGGAGCATGCCGCTGATCCGCAAGGCGATGATCGCGCGCGACCTGGGCGACAAGGGCGTCACCCGCCAATCGAGCGCGAGCACGATCGCGCGCCAAGCCAACGCCGCAGCAGGCGGCCCGCTGATGACGCCTGATGAGTTCAATGACGAGATTGGCCTTTGACCGGAGTGTCGCTCCCGTGCTGAACCTCAATCGCGCCAATCTCTCGATCGAGCCTATGAATAGCGCCATCAATGACGCGATCGAGCGCGTGGCAAGCACCACGGCAGAATTACCGCGCCCTTATCTGGGCGCATCGATTGTCGGGCACGAGTGCCTGCGCCGCATTCAATTCGACTGGTGGATAAAGCCCGTCCTACCGGCGAGGGCGCGCGAGATATTCGACCGCGGGCACTACTTCGAGGAACGCGCGCGCCGACTGCTCACGGCAGTCGGATTCAAGTTCGCGCCACCGGAAGTGCTGGCCTTCAACGCTGCCGGTGGCGCGCTACGCGGCCACGCCGACGGCATCATCATTCACGGCCCCGATCTGCCGGGCGCCTATCTGATCTATCCGTTTTTATGGGAGCACAAGGCGGTCAACGCCAAGAACTGGCGCGCGGTTGAACGCGACGGGCTCGAGAAAACCTTTCCGCAATACGCTGCGCAAGTCGCGCTGTATCAGGCATACCTCGACATCGCCAATCCCGCGCTGTTCACAGTCACGAACGCTGACACGTGTGAGTGGCTGCATTTCCTCGTGCCGTTCAACGCCGAGTGCGCGCAACTGTGGTCCGATCGCGCTGTCAATATCATCGAGGCGACCCGTGCTGGGGAGTTGCTGCCGCGGGGCTTTGATGATCCCGAAGATTGGCGCTGCCGCATGTGCCCCCACAAAGAGCGGTGCTGGAGGTGACGAGCCATGGCACTGCCGCGCGAGCTTGCTGTCAAGCTTGGCAAACCGATCCGCCTGCTGGCCTCCAACAGTCAGGGCGAAGCCTTTGCTGCACTGTGTGCCATCGCGCGCTTGTTGGAATCCCAGGGCTATACCTTTCATACGCTCGCCGAGCACGTCGAGAACGCAAACGGCAGCAGCCTGAGCGAGGATGACAAGAAGAAGATCCGCAGCGAGATCGAGAATGCGCGCGCCATCGGCTACGCCGAAGGAGTGAAGGCAGCGGAGGCCAGGCAACACGGCACCGGCGCGTTCCGCAACACCGATGGGGCGCTCGAGTGGACCGAAGTGGCGCTTTACTGCCAGCGCGAGAAGCTCCGGCTCGATCCTAAGCATCATAACTTCATTGACGACATGGCCTCGCGCACCGTGTACGGCCGCGAGCCGACTCCGAACATGCACAAGTACCTACACAGCCTGTTCTACAAGCTCGGAGGCAAGATCACATGAGCCCGCAGCCGCAGCAAAACCCGCCCACCGTGTTCGAAGCTGCGCTCGACTATGCACGTTGCGGCATTCCAGTCTTTCCGTGCAATCCGATCGATAAGAAACCACTCACGTCGAATGGCTTCAAAAACGCGACCAGGGACGAGCCGCAAATCCTTGGATGGTGGCAGTAATATCCCAACGCCATGATCGGTGCGCCGATGGGTCCGGCGAGCGGGATATGGGCGATCGACCTCGACCTCGATCCCGCCAAGAAGATCGACGGCAGGGCCACGCTCGACCAGTTGACTGCGCAGCGCGGGCCGCTCCCGCCCACCTGGGCGGCCGTCACTCCGCGCGGCGGCCGGCATTTGATTTTCGCTTGGGACCCCAACGTCGAAATCCGCAACAGCGCGAGCAAGATCGGTCCCGGCATCGATGTGCGCGGCAACGGCGGTTACATCTGTTTGCCACCGAGCCGGAACGCCACCGGCGGAGCGTATCAATGGGAACCAGGCGGACCGCAGAATGCCGCCCTGGCGCCGCCTTGGCTGATCATGCTTGCCAAGACGAGGAAGATTAGCGCCTACGCGAAAGCGGCACTCGAGCGCGAATGCAAGAACGTCGCCGCTGCCCTACCGAGCACGCGTAACAACACACTCAACACTGCTGCGTTTAATCTTGGTCAACTTGTCGGTGGCAACGCTCTCGATGAGCAGGAGGTTCG